TTCTCGAGGACGCGCTGCTTCTGCGCCTCCTGTTCGTCGGCCGCGACCATGCGCCGAGCGATTGACACTTCTCCTTTCATTTCTTCCCGGCTGGTAGCGCCGTGCTGAACCAGCATGTCCTTACGGTGCCGGAATCCTTCCACGGCGACCTTCGTCACCGCCTCGATCTGCTTGGCTTCGTTGAGCGCGCGACGCATGGCGATCACGGTCTCATGGACCTGGACGGTCTTTTCGAGCTGCGCCTCGGTGACTTTGTTTCCCGCGGCGGCCGCATCGTCGCGGAGCTTGCGGTAGACCTTGCTCTCGGTCACTTCGAGCAGCATCTTGGCGTTGTCGACCTGCATCGACGCCTTCGCCGCCTCGACACCGTAGTGAACGAACAGGGAAGCCTGCTCCATCATCGCGGTCGAGAGATCGGCGAGCGAATAGCTCATATCCTTCTTGAGCTGCGTCGGCTCGACGAACTGACGGACCCGGAAGATGGGCGGTTTCATTGGGGTTGGCGTTGTCATGTCTTTCCTAACAGTCAGTGCTGACTTGCATTTGTTATAGCAAAAATCACGCGGGTTGCGAGCGGGAATTACATCAAAGTTTTGACGATAGCGAAGACCTCGTTGAGCTTGGTCTGCTTATCCGGGTCGTAATAAATTTCACCAGGACCAAAGCCGAGCACCAGGTTGGCGTCGAGTGTGGGCGAGTAGACGATCTTGCCCGCTTCGTCAGATGCCTTGCCCTTGAAGTCTGGTAAAAAGGCACGCACCGTTGTCGCACCCATCAAGACCAAGATCGGAGGCTTCACAATATCCAGTTCCTTATTCAGAAACGGGGCGTAGGTTGCAATCTCGGCCGGCGTCACCTGCTTGCCGGCTTTGGGCCGCTTGATCAGCGCCGTCCAGTAAGCCTCGTCCACGCGAATGTCGCTCTCGTCCATCGCCTCCTGCACCTTCTCGATCGCATAGGGCCGGCGCGAGGGCTTGGACATGAACATCATGTTCTCTTCCTCTTCCGCCGCCGACGGCGCGTCGAAGATGATCATGAACCGGGCGTCCTTGCCGATGTAGGGCCGGACGGGGATGCCGTCTTTCTCGACCATCTTGTGCATCAGCGTGTGAACCTTCTCCAGCGACCGCCGCTGTTCGTTCTCCAGTTGCATTTCGCGGTCAACTGGCACGGTCGAGGCGATCAGACCGGGAATGAACTCGATCTGATCCTTGATCCGCGAGCTGTGATCGATCGGCAGTTGCGCCGCTTCAATCGCTGCGAAGCACCCGAGCTTATCGAGAACCTCGATCTTGCCCTTGTGCATCAGACGCCGGTTCACCTTCGACACGAAGTCAGCCATCGAGGTGAATTTTCCCGCAGCGCGAGCCTCGACCACCGCTTTCGCAGCGTTCGACGACAGGCCCTTGACGCGCGTGAAGGGGATCATCAGCCGGGTGTCGGTCAAAATCTCGAAGTTGTCGGAGGCGGTATTGATCTCCGGCAGTTCGATCTTGATCCCGAGACGCTCTGCATCCTTCAGAAGCGCAGGCAGCTTATCGTCTTTCATCAGCGACAGAGCCGCTGCGAAGAACTCGACCGTGAAATAGGTTCGCAAGTACATCACCTGATAACTGATCAAGGTATAACAAGTTGCGTGACTCCGATTGAAGCCGTACCCAGCAAATTTGTCGATCTTATCAAATAACGCGCCGCCTTCTTCTTCCGTCATGCCGACTGTATCGACGCAGCCGTTCACGAACTTGTCGCGCTGCTTCGCCATCTCTTCGGGCTGCTTCTTGCCCATGATCTTACGAAGCTTGTCGGCTTCGGCCAGCGTGTAGCCGGCAACGTCGCTTGACGCGCGCATGACCTGTTCCTGATAACAGATTACGCCGAAGGTGTCTTTGGTCGCGGCTTCGAGAGCAGGGTGCTCGTACTCGACCGCCTCAAGACCCTGCTTGCGCTTCCAATAGCTGTCCATCATGCCCGAATCCATTGGGCCTGGGCGATAGAGCGCGGTCGCAGCCGTTATATCGTCGAAGGTAATCGTTCCGCCTTTACCTAACTCTCTAATAAGTCTGCGCATTCCTCCGCTTTCCATCTGGAAAATACCGGTCGTGTTGCCCTCTGCAAAATTTTCCAACACCTTCGGATCGTCGAGGGGAATTCGCATGAGATTGACCCGCTTGGAGTGGCGCTTACGGATATACGTCAACGTCAGATCGATCAGATCAAGCGTGGATAGACCGAGAATGTCCATCTTTACAAGACCTTGCTCTTCCACCACACGTTTGTCCCAGCAAACTACGCGCTCATCGCCCTTGCGGCGCTCAATGACGCCACGCTCCACCAGATCACAGCCGCCAATGACAACGCCAGCGGCGTGCTGACCAACTGTTCGCATCGTGCCTTCGAGCGTCAAGCAGGTTTCCCAGATGGGGCCGAACTTGTCGCGAAAGGCGCCGATCTCCGGGGTGATCTCCGCGGCTTGCTCCAATGGGACGTTCTGCCCGTGCTCTTTGGGCGCGAATTTGGAGCAGTTATAGTCCCGCTCATCGAGCCCGAACGCCTTCGACACGTCGCGGATCGCAGAGGCGGGCCCGAGCGTCATGAAGTTGGAGACGCCGGCGACCCGCGCTTGACCGTATTTCCCGATCAGATAAGCGATGACCTCGTGCCGGCGCTCCGACATGAAGTCGAGATCGGCGTCGGGGAGATCGATACGATCCGGGTTGATGAAACGCTCAAACAGAAGACCAAATCGTATAGGGTCGCAGTCAGTAATACCCATAAGATAAGCAACCAGACTTCCGCCGATTGATCCACGCCCAGCACCAACCATGATTCCGTTCGATTTAGCAAAGCCGACCACATCGGAAACGAGAAGGAAATACCCCGAGAAGTTGAGGTTTTTGAGGACGGTAAGCTCATATTTTAGCCGATCTTTATAGACGGTTGCGAGTTCAGTGGCGTCGGGCTTATGTCCGAACACCTGGTCACTGAAGCGCCGGGCCCAGCCGGCTTTGCATTGTGCGACCACCGCCGCGAACTCGTCCGGCGCCATGATGGGCAGCGAGACAGGCGCCTTGCTCCATTTGTATTTGACCATCTCAACCAGGCGGTCAGTGTTTTTCAGGCCCGCCTTGAACTCGTCGTTGGTTTCAATGAAGCCCCGCGCGTTGAGCCGCTTGATCGCACCCCGGCATTCTTCGAGCAGATCGGAGAAGGTCATCGGTTCCAGGTCGCGAAACGCCGGCGACTTATGCCACAGCGACGACAGCGGCGTGTTAGTTGAGATCGCGTTCATGACCTCGGCCGCGTCAGCTTCACCCTTGCCGTAATAGAGCGGGCGCGTGACGAGCGTGGGCAGCTCCAGCTTGCGGGCCGCAGCGATCGCCTTTTGGTTGATCGTATCGAACAGCGGCGTGTTGACGGGCGTCAATGTCAGAAAGACATTAGAAGCGCTCAGAGCGTCGGAACACTTTTGCAGTATCTCCGTAGCGCGCGAGTGATGAAACACGCTGTAGACGTCGCTAGACGCGATTGCAGCGTCATCCGAAGTGAGTGTCGCGAGCGCATCGAACAGATCGCTGAAGCCGAGCTTCGAGGTGGTGTAGAAATGGCTCTCGGAGTTGGCGAGCGTCAGCAGCTTGAACAGCGCGATCAGGCCCTTTTCCGACAGCACGTAATAGGTCAGGTAGAATTCCGCCGGCGCTTTCTCTTTCACGCCCTTCGGTTTTCTCCAGGTCGGATCGTCAACGAGCCGGAGACGGCAGCCAATAATGGGCTTGATGCCCTTCTTATCACAACGGTTCGTGAAGTCGATCATGGCAGTAACGCTCATGTCGTCTGTGAGCGCCATAGCCGTTGCCCCGACCTCAACACCCAAGTCGACCAGTCGCTCAACAGTTAAGATCGATGAGCCTATAGAGAAGTTGGAACGACAGGCGAGAAGGGCGTGCATTATTTCTCCAGTCTGTGAAAACGTCTTAGCTTTATTTAAGCTAGATTGAGCTGGGTGTCGGGTGGTTAGTTTAAAACCACCCGACAAATCATCAGGCTTCCAACTGCTTCCAGTTGGTCACGAACACGCGGTCATGTCCGAGCTGCGTACGGATCAGATGCTCGACATTTTCGAGCTCCGCCTGAGTGCGAATGTTCACGACGCCGTTCAGGACGACGCGGCTCTGATCGCGAAACTCGCCCTTCTGGAAGTTGAACCAGACGACGACCTTCTGGCTGAGGGTCGGCGGCGTCGGCGCGGGAATGGTTTCAACAGCGGCGAGAATTTCCTCGTCGGTCGGAACAGCGTTGATGGTTTCTTCGGTCATGTGGTCCTCTTGAGTGTGATAAGGCCGTTGGTTTCAATGGCGGCCCCGAGCGCGCAAAGCACTTGGGTCGCCTGGAGCACATGGGCGGCCGCGGTCCCATCTGTCCAATTCAGTTTTGACTTGAAAGCGTAGCGCAGATTATCCCGCGAAACGCCGCCCGGGATTGCGATCAGCAGATGACAAGCCAGCTTGAGAAATTGCGGCTTGCTTTTAAATGGATTGCGGCCGGCGAGCATCATCTGGCCCAGGTCGGCGCCGGTGCTCTTGATGCGGTCGACAATCTGTTGGCTCTTTTTCGGCAGCTCCTCGACCGGGCGAATGATGACCGGAGTCGCTGGCTTGACGCCATAGTGGTCGCGCAGCACAGCCAGGCGTGCAGTCGCCGACGGCCCGCAAGCGGAGCCGAACACGCACTCGGCGCATTCCTTCGCTTTCGCTTTGTAGATGAGGGGCGACGCATAGCAGCCGGGCGCCAGGCTCGTGTCGGGCATATCAGTCATGATTGATTTATCTCGCCTGATGTTTTTGCATGAATGTCGCGATCTTTGCAAGTTCCTTATTGATGG